TTTATCGTCTTGTACAACATGATAAGGACATTGTGGCAGGTTGGTACTGTACAGAAGATGGAAGAACTACTTCCGTTGCCCACTGGTTAGAAGAAGGTGACTTCCGTTCTAATGGTGGAGTCATGAATCATGAGACTCTTGAATCCATGTCCAAGCGTAAGAAAGCATTCACCGTGGATTACACAGGATTCGGTTGGACTCTTATCAAGAAAGGTGTGTTTGAGCACGAAGGTCTTAAGTATCCTTGGTTTGCTCCGAAGATGCAAGTCTTTGAATCAGGAGAAGTTCAGGATATGTGTGGAGAGGATGTATCTTTCTGTTTAGATGCAATGGAAGCAGGCTTTGAGATCTGGTGTGATCCAGTCATCAGAGTTGGTCACGAGAAGATGAGGATTATCTAATCTTCTCTTCGGCCGCGTTAAAAAAAATCGTCGTATTACACACAAAGGAGACTCTAAAGCATGGCAATGCATTCACTGGTAAATCAAGATAAGATCGAAGCACATCCCAAGAAAACGAGACAAGGAAGAGGAAAGCATACTAAGTATGCAGCAACTAGTCGTAACTTGGGTAAGAAACGTTACAGAGGTCAAGGACGGTAATGGCAATCTATGATGATGTAAAGATCACTATCAACCTGAATGAGTTGGTAGAGATCAGAGCGAAACTCTTAACTCAAAATATAGATTACTCACAAGCAGTAGTAAGTGGTGAGTATCTTGATAAAAATGATATTGATAAGATTGCAACTGGATTAAGAGAAACACTTACTTGGGACACAATCTATCACATGATAGATGGTTCTATACTAGATTACATGGGTTTAAGATCTGCTGTTATAGAACATAGAACTCATTATGGGGAAACAGCAGGTGATGAACCTGCTAAAACCTATGAGAAGAACAGACAACAGTTTAAGATGGTTAAACTAGAATCACCGTCATGGACAATCGAAGTACCTATGAGGAAAAAGAAATGACCAAAGAAGAACTAGCAATGAAGTATATTGAAGCTGCCTCCGTACTACTAGGGGGCAGTTTTAGTGTTTGGGATACTTATAATAGTGAAAGTAGGAAAGAAGGTAAAAAAATAACCCTAGAATACGAAAAAATAGAAGAAAAAGACGAAAAAGAGCATTATAACAAGATTCCTAGTCGTTATTAAGCAATAAATACTAAAAACCATTATAGATATACTAACAAGTGTATCAAATTTGAATGCCCGTACAAATATCCCGTGCATTTAAGGATATTAGTTTATCCTTTTCAAGACATCCAGTTACGAATGACATCGTAGTTCTCAGAAATGAGGATGCAATTAAGAAATCGGTAATCAATCTATGCCGAACTAAACTTAATGAACGATTTTTTAATGAATTATTAGGTACACAAATTGAAGATTCACTATTTAATTTAAATAATGGTGATATTGCATCTATTTTGGAGACCGAAATAGAGACTTTGTTGGAAAACTATGAGCCTAGAATCAGTCTAAACGATGTTTCTGCCGTAGCACAACCTGATGGACACGATTTATACATTCGTATTGGTTATTTAATTACGGGATTACCGTTTCCTGCACAAAATATAGAATTTTTACTACAACCGACTAGGGTATAATGGCATTTAATCAGTTTACTAACTTAGATTTTAACGATTTACGTACTCAAATTAAGAATTATTTGAGATCTAACTCTTCATTTACGGATTTTGACTTTGAAGGGTCGAACTTCTCCGTATTAATTGATACTCTGGCATATAACTCTTACATTACGTCGTATAATACCAATATGGCTGTCAATGAATCTTTCATTGATAGTGCTACTTTAAGAGAAAATGTTGTTTCATTAGCAAGAAACATTGGTTATGTACCTAGATCAAAGAAATCATCGATTGCAAGAATAAGTTTTAGTGTTGATATAACAGGAAAGGCAGTACAAACAGTAAAATTACATAAGGGAATCGTTGCAGTTGGATCTGTTCAGGGTGGTAATTACATATTTTCCATTCCAGACGACATTACTGCGACTCCAGATCCTAGTGGTATCGTTACTTTTGAGAATATTTCAATTTATGAAGGTACATATTTAACAAAAACCTTCAAAGTTAATGATTCGTTACCAAATGAGAAGTATATTATTCCAAATATTAACATTGACACATCAACAGTTCGTGTAGTAGTCAAATCTAACATTAGTGAGAACTATGTTCCGTATACGAACATCTTTGATGTCAATAAGGACTCAAGATTATTCCTAATTCAAGAGATTGAAGATGAAAAATATCAAATTATCTTCGGAGATAACACTTTAGGTAAGAAACCAGCTGACGGAAGTACTGTTGAAGTCAGTTATATCATGACAAATGGTATCGAAGGTAATGATGCTGCTAATTTTAACTTCAGTGGCAAACTAACTTACATGCTTGGTGGCATTGAAACAAGTATTGACGATGGTATTGCTAGTTTAAGCACCCTACAAGCGTCTGAAAACGGTGACGAGATAGAATCTATAGACAATATCAAATATCTTGCTCCAAGGGTATACGCATCCCAGTATAGAGCAGTGACTCCAAATGATTATTCGAGTCTAATACCATTTTTATATCCAAATATTGACTCTGTGAGTGCTTATGGAGGTGAAGAGTTAAATCCACCTCAGTATGGTAAGGTTTATATCACTGTCAAACCTAAAAATGGTGAAATATTGTCCGATGTAGCAAAAGAATCAATCAGAACTGACTTGAAGAAGTATACAGTTGCTGGAATTAAGCAAGAATTCGTTGATTTGAAGTATTTGTATGTTGAATATGAGTCAACTGTCTCATATGACTCTGGATATGTTCCAGATCAGCATCAATTACGATCTAGAGTTCTTTCAGCTATCGAAACATATTCAAAATCATCAGATATTAACTCATTTGGTGGTAGATTGAAGTATAGTAAGTTAGTTTCGATCATTGATAAGGTTGATACTGGTATTACATCCAATATTACCAAAATTGTCATGAAAAGGACTATGATTCCAGAATACAATTTCCTTGCTAACTATGAAATCTGTTACGGAAACCAATTTCATGCTGATATGGAAGGTTTTAACGTCAGATCTTCTGCATTTAAGTTAGAAGGTGTCTCTGGAAATGTGTATTTGACTGATTTACCTTATAGTGATGGAAAAACAGGTACTGTCAAGTTCTTTACTATCGTAGATAATGCAATCAATTACATTAACGAAAATGCTGGTATAGTTGACTATGTTAAAGGTGAAATTATACTTTATCCAACCACTATTACATCAAGTAGTGTAAAAGCTGGAATTGAAATAGAAGTTACTCCAGAATCCAATGATATCATTGCAAAAGAGAGTATTTATATCGTGCTAGATAATACAGGGAGTACATTAAATCTTAAAGAAGATACAATTGTTGCTGGAGCAAATACATCTGGAACAAATTATGTACCACCATCAAGTTTCATTAGTACTAAAAAGTATACAAGATAGGAAATGACATCTAAAAAAGTACAAATATCTGATATTTTAGCTAATTTAATACCTGATTTTGTAGAATCAGATCATCCGAAGTTTAAAGAATTTTTGGAGCAATATTATATTTCTGAGGAACATACTTATGGAACAACTTATCTTGCAGATAATTTAAATGAATTTAAGAAAATATCTAATTTAGTTGACGTTTCTTTAGCAGAAGAGCAAACATTACCTCCACCAAATGCTCTTGCTCCAACAAAACCGATTATATTAGCAGTTGATACACTGGCATATGACTCGAAAATTTATCTAGCTCACAGTAATACTACTGTAACTCCAGCACAAGTGTTAGGAATCCCTGTAGAGGGTCTTCCTGATACGTATGGACTTATAAAGATTGATAATGAAATTATTACTTATACGAATAAACTCCATATTACTGATGTATCTTCTCCATATTATGGTTTAACTGAATTAAGTGGTTGTGTTCGTGGTTTTAGTGGTATTTCTGAAATTGAAAATCCAAGTAATCCAGAATATTTGACATTTTTAGATAGTAATGGTGATGTACATGAATCGGGAACTATTGTTGTCAATTTGAATTTTATATTTTTAAATAAATTTTACGAAAAACATAAGGAACAATTCTTACCAGGACTAGAAAAAAGACAATTTAAACAAGGTCTTTCTGCTGAAAATATTCTATCCAGAGCAAAAGATTTTTATAGTTCAAAGGGAACAGATGTTTCTTTGAGAATTCTATTCCAAGTATTATATGGAGAAGAAGTAACTGTAGTTAAACCTTTTGACGAGACACTTATTCCATCTGAAGCATTATGGAGTGTTACGGATGATATGATTGTGGAGGCCATACAAGGTGATCCACTTAATTTAGTTGGTACAAAATTATTTCAAGGAGACGAAACTGCTCCAACAGCATCGGGTGCTGCAGAGAATGTTCAACAAGTATTTTTAGGAAGTAAAAAATATTATAAAATTTCCTTTGTGAAAAATTCTGTTATTAATGAAAATGAACCAGGATTACCTCCTGAGTTTGTTGTTAACAGTAAAACACAAATTTTAGAGAGAATAAAGGATAAAAGTGTTGTAACTGTTGATTCTACTGTTGGTTTCCCAGAGACAGATGGTGTCTTTTACTACTTAGATCCATTTACTGATTATAAAACGTATTCTACAGTATCATATGGATCAAAATCATATAATCAGTTCTTTGATTGTGTTGGTATTGGTAGTTTACCTCTTGTAGAGGGTAATAAATCTGCTTTAGATAGAGAAATTCCAATTCTTAGTGGAAATTTCCTTTATGGTTATGAAGATAATGATGAAACTAAAGTATGTGAGATGCGAATTGTTGGATCAGTCTCAGGTGTCTCAGTAAATAGTAGTAGTACGAAGTACTTTAATGTAAATGATACAATTAGAGTAAAGCATTTAGGTGAAAAGACAGATATAAATGATCCAAAATTTAATAAGTGGTTTTATAATAATATTTCTGAAATAGACATTTCTGATTTACCAAAATCTGACCCAAGCAATACAACATCAGATACTATTGTAACACCAGTAAATCATTTCTTATATGTTGATGATTCTGTTGATGTTTACAATGCTGACACTGGATTTAGAGTTGTTGAGAACTCCAAAGTGCAAAGTATTGATAGTGATAGAAAATTCAAGATTGCTGATCAGTTAACTGTTGGATTTAACTATAAATTTAGAAAAAGATTGGATTATGTCTCTAGTGGATTTGGTATAACATCTTTACTTGGTAATATTCAAAACACTTTTGTTGATTCTGATGATAATACATACTTAACTTTCTCTGGATATCCAGGATTTGATACAAATACCGATAATGGAGAAAAAACATTTCAATCAGTTGGTGTAAGTACACAGACATCCCAAATTACGATTGCAAATCATAAATTTATCAATGGTGAGAAAGTTTATTATAAGTCACCTGACGGAGTAACAGGACTTGATGTATATACAGCTGCAAATAGAATGGATGATGTAGGATTTGGATCTACACTCTCTAATGGATACTACTATGTTAATAAAGTTGATAATAATACCATAAGGTTGTGTGTTGGATCAAATAGGGTATATAATCAGGATTTTGAATTAATTAAGTATAGTGGAGAATCTGCTACTGCTGTTCATACACTAACTCCTGCAAGATTATATGAAGCTGGTGGTTTAAAGGATCAGAAAAACTTTAAACGCATATTAAAAACTCCAACTTTAGCAGAAAGTAATTCTAGTATTGTTGGCCCTATTGGTGTTTCCTTAAATGGAGTTGAATTGCATTCCCCAGTAAGTAAAGATTCTATTTTCTATGGACCAATCCAATCAATCAATATTTTAGATAGTGGAGAGGGTTATGATGTACTAAATCCACCAAGTGTATCAGTTACAGATTCTGTAGGTAGTGATTGTACAATATATCCTTCTTTTTCTGGAAAAGTATCAAAAATTGAACTAATTACACCAGGATTTGATTATATTAATAGTCCTACTGTAACAATTACTGGAGGAAATGGATCTGGAACAAATCTCAAAGCAAAAATGAGATCTCTTACTCATTCTGTTGCAGTTGCTGATGGATACATTTCTATTGGTCAATCAACAATTACACTCCCAATTGATAGTGTAGGAACACAGTTAGAGCATAAATTTTTAGATGGAGAGGAAGTAATATACACTACAAAAGGCACTCCAATTGGTATTACTAGTACAAATGTTGGATTTGCTACTGATAAGTTAACTTCAAGTGGTAGGTATTTTGTTGCACAAATTGATAAAAAGACTTTCCGTTTGGCTATCACAAAAGATAGAGCACTTACTAAAACAAAATTAATTGAATTTAATGCAGTAGGAACTAAGGGACATAATTTTAAATCTGCAAAATTACGTAAAATAATTGATGAGATTGCAGTTATTGATTCAGGTTCTGAATATACTAATAGAAGTGTTGTAGTAGATGCTCAAACCTATCCACCAGCAAATAAAAAAGATTTATTTAATACTTTTAGTGGAGTTAATACCGAAAAACCAGATTCAATTTATGCAAGGAATCATGGATTTAAATCTGGAGAAGTTGTAGAATATTCATCTACTGGTACATTAATTTCTGGATTATCAACTACAACAGCATATAAAGTAAAAGTTATAGATGGTCATAACTTCAAATTAAGTAATGCAGGAACAATTTCTACTGTTTCAAGTACAAATTATGATAGAGATATATTTGTAAATATTGGAGGTTTTGGTAGTGGTACTCATACTTTCAAATATCCAGATATTAAAGTTAATATTACAGGAGTAGTTTCTGCTGGTACTACAAGCGTTATTCCATCGCATTATACTGCTACTGCAACTCCTGTGATACCTGGAAGTGTTGAAAATGTTTATGTTGGATCTGGTGGTACTGCATATGGTGTAGAAAATACTGTAAACTATTCAAGACAACCAAATATACAACTATTAACTGGAGAAGGTGCTTCATTAGTACCAATCATTGAAGCAGGGGTAATTATTGATGTAATGATATTAAATCAAGGAAAGAATTATACAAGTGCTCCTGAATTGCAAGTTGTAGGAACTGGAACAACTCAAGGTTTTGCTAGACTTAGGGCTAATGTTTCTGATGGTAAATTAACTTCAATTGATATTCTTAGTGGTGGAAAAAACTATGTTAGAAACCAAACAGATATTGTAGTTATTCCTAGTGGAAAAGGTGTAAGGTTTAATGCTGAAATTTATGAATGGAAGTTTAATGCAGTGAAGCATTATGACAAGTACCTCTCAAACAGTAATAATGATGCAATGGTTCAGGTTACATCACCTCAATTATTCAAAGGTGCTAAACCTTGTTCATTCTATCCAAGTCAAAAATATCGTAATCTTATAGGAGATAATATAGGTGATGCTCCTACTTATCCAGAACAGTATACTTCTCATGGTAAAATACTTGGATGGGCATATGATGGTAATCCTATCTTTGGTACTATAGGTGAGAAAGCAGGTATTGGAGTTACTTGGATGCAATCCAGTTATTCCATTGATCTTGTTACTGGTGCTGGTTTGAGGCCATCCCTTTCAACATGGAGTTCTGGATATTTTGTCCAAGATTATAATTATAATCAAAGCGGAGATCTTGATGAGTTTAATGGTAAGTTTATACAACCAGGAGAATCTAGTGATTTCCCAGAGGGAACATATGCATATTTTTCAACTATAG